GGCCGCCAGCATCGTCGCCAAGCAGCTCAACTACGACGGCACCCGCGGCGAGGACGGCTCGCTGACGTTCAAGGTCAACGCCGTCGGCAACGGGTACGGCCTGGACTGGGGCCGGAGCCTCACCGCCGGGAAGCGCACCGACGGGGCGCCCACCAACGGCGCCAGCGTCGACCACACCGACGTGACCACGGCGTTCGGGTGGCAGGCGTTCCTGCACGTGTTCGCGTTCACCGGCACGTCGGTCACGGTGACCCTGCAGGACTCCGCCGACGACGCCGCCTGGGCCAACCTCACCGGCGGGGCGTTCACCGCCGCCAGCGGGGTGACGAGCGAGCGGCTGGAGGGCGGCCGCACCGCCACCGTCCGCCGCTACCTCCGCGCGATCACGTCGGGCACCTTCTCGTCGGCGACCTTCGCCGTGGTGTTCACCCGGAATCTGACGGCGGTGGCGTTCTAGTGCGCCCGGTCACCCGCATCACCCCGGCCTTGCCGCCGCAGGCGATGAAAACCTACGCGCTCGCCGCGCCGCTCCAGACCCACTGGCGGCCGGCGACCTGCGAGGAGGTCGACTGCCCGCAGTACCTGCACGGCTGGAAGACCGTCGTCGACGAGACGACCGACCTCGGCCGCGAGCAGGCCGCCTACATCCGCGAGAAGTCGGGCCGGCGGTTCGAGGCGACCTGGGACGGTGGCCTGACCACGTTCGTGTTCGAGGCCGGCCAGCAGTGCTTCGCGACCCACCAGCAGCCGCTGGAGCGCGAGCCGATCTACCTGGTCCGTGACGGCGACTTCAGGGGCAACCCCCGCGGCACCAGCGCGCGGGTCCACACCCGCGCGGAGTTCTGGGTCGAGGACTTCGGAGGCCATCAGCAGCGGCTCGCAGACCGCATCAAGGAGGGATAGGCATGGCGAAGGAATCCGGCCTCGGCTGGACGACCCTGTCGGTGGACGACTCCGCCGGCGCCATCAAGGCGATCAAGAACGACGTGACGAACTTCGAGTTCGCCACGCCGCGGGAGGAGCAGGACGTCACCGGCGTGGACAAGTCCGCCAGGGAACGGCTGCTGCTGCTGGCCGACTTCAGCATCGGCCTCAACGGGGTCTTCAACGACGCGGTGGACTTCTCCCACGCGGTGTTCAAGACGGTCCCGTCGACCTCGGTGGCTAGGACCACCACCCTGGTCGTGTCCGGGCAGACCCTGGCGGGGGAGCTGCTGTACACCGACTACGCGCTGACCCGCGCGGAGAACGGCGCGCTCACGTGGCAGGCGCCGGGCGTCCTCGCCGACGGCACCGTCCCCACCTGGAGCTGAACGGTGCGGACGCTGATCACCGCCTCGGTCGCCATCGTCGGATGGTTCGCCGGGTTGCTCTTCGACATGGCGTGGACCCTGGCGTCAGGCGAGCTCCACGCAACCGCCGCCACGTGGGTGGGGCTCGCGGTCGGGCTGGTCGGCGGGGTACTCCTCGCCCGGCAGACCTACCCCCGCCGCCGCCGCCGCGAGTTTCGGCAGGGACCACGGGTCATCGACGTAAGGAAACGGTGATGGGGTACACACCCAAGCGGCGGGTGTTCCGGCTCCGCTTCGAGGACGAGGAGTATGACGGCCTGGTCGTCAAGGTCCGGTCGACCTCGGTGGGGCGGCTGCTGGAGTTCATGGGCTTCCTGGCCATGGACACCGACGACCTCACCCCCGCCGACGTGGAGAAGATCACCGGGTTGTTCGAGGCGTTCGCTGAGGTCCTCGCCGAGTGGAACGTCGAGACAGAGGACGGCGAGCCGGTGCCGGCGACCCTCGACGGGGTCCGCACCCAGGACGCCGACTTCGTCATGGCGATCATGCGGGTGTGGTTCCAGGCGGTGACGCAGCCGCCCGCCCCTTTACCAGCGACATCATCCGCTGGCGGGCCGTCGGCGGTGCCACCGCTCCCGATGGAGCCGTTGTCGCCGAGCCGGGCGAGCTGACCATGGCCCGGTGGATCCTCCGCAACTGCGAGCGGTTCGGGTGCCTCCCGAGCGAGCTCCTGGAGGAGGACGCCGAGCTGCTGCGGCTGCTCGCGATCGAGCAGCTCGCCGCGCCCGAGGAGGTGGCCGGCTAGATGGCCGCCGGGAACGTCGTCGAGATCGTCGTCAAGTCCAAGGACCAGGCGACCGGCACCGGCCGGAAGATCGCCCGCGACATGGCCGGCCACGGCGACCGTGCCGGCCGCGGTTTCTCCAGCCGGCTGCATGGCAGCCTGCGGGCGGGGTTCGGGCCGATCCGCGGGCTGGTCCGGGGGTTCGGGCCGACCCTGGTCGCCGCCGTCGGCATCGGCGTGCTCACCAAGGCCGCCAACGACTTCATCGGCGAGGCCCGCGACGCCGCCAAGGTCGGCCGGCAGACCCAGGCCGTCATCAAGTCCACCGGCCGGGCGGCTGGCCTGTCGGCGCACGACTTCGAGCGGCTCGCCGGCTCCATCTCCAAGACGGTCGCCGTCGACGACGAGGTCATCCAGTCGGGCGAGAACATCCTGGCCACCTTCACCAACATCAAGAACGCCGGGCCGGACCGGATCTTCGACAAGGCGACCATGGCGGCGGTCGACATGGCGGCGGCGCTGAACCAGGGTGAGGTGACGACCTCCAACCTCCAGAAAGCCAACATCCAGCTCGGCAAGGCGTTGCAGGATCCGATCAAGGGTGTCACGGCGCTCAGCCGCGTCGGGGTGAACTTCACCCAGCAGCAGAAGGACCAGATCAAGACGATGGTGGAGGCCGGCGATACGGTCGGTGCGCAGAAGCTCATCCTGGCCGAGCTCACCAAGGAGTTCGGCGGGTCGGCGGCGGCGGCGGCCGACGCCGACAAGAAGTTCAACGTGTGGGCCGGCAACATCAAGGAACGCCTGGGCGCCGCCCTGCTCGACCTCAAGGACCGGGTGCTCGCGGGGGTCATGGCGTTCGTGGACGGCACCCTGATCCCTGGCCTCAAGAACGCCGAGAAGTGGTGGGACCGCAACAGCGACAGCGTCAAGGGCCTCGGGCAGGTCCTCCAGAGCATCTTCGTGCCGCAGGCCAAGAACGCCAACACCCAGATGGAGGGCCTGCGGCTGACCAGCATGACCCTCGCCGGTGTCCTGTCGGCGCTGGTGGAAGGCGTGCTCCGGGTGGTCCTGGTGTGGCTCCGCGCCGAGCTGGTCGTCGCCGACCTGACCAGAGGCGTCGCCCTGCTCATCATGGGCGCCGGTCAGGCCGTCAACGTGATGCAACGGCTCGCCGGCGGAGCCGGCCACGCCGGCGACGCCATGGTCGACTTCGGCCGCGACCTGGCAGAGCGGGTCCGGGGTGAGGTCCAGGGCATCCAGCGGGACGCCCGCAACGCCCAGGCCGCGATCGACGCAATGCACGGCAAGACGCTCCGCTTTACCAGCGTGTGGACGACCATCGGCCAGGCCGGCCAGAGCATGCACCGCATCGTCGGCCAGCACGGCGGCATCGTCCGGCGGCCGACCATGGCGCTGATCGGGGAGGCCGGTCCCGAGGCCGTCGTGCCACTGGACCGGGCACCCGGCAACAGTCCGCTACCCGGCGGGATGGGCGGCGGGCCGGTGGTGCTGCGGATCGAGTCGGGCGGCAGCCGCCTGGACGACCTGCTCGTCGAGATCCTGAAGAAGGCCGTCCGCGTCCGCGGCGGCGACGTCCAGGTCGCGCTGGGCACCTAGGAGGAACCATGGCTCACCGATACAAGACCTGGAACGGCGCCATGCCGACCACTGCCGCGCTGGCGGCGGTCACCACCGGCACCGCGATCAAGACGATGCTGCAGCTCGCCACGCCCTCGACGCGGCAGATCCAGCTCATCGCGTGGGGCTTCACCCTGGACGACCCGCCCGGCGCCGACGCCGTGTTCGAGCTGCTCGAGGTCGACGTTGCCGCGACCGTCACGGCGCATGTGGCAGCCGGCCTCCACAAGCTCATCCCCGGCCAGCCGGACTCGCTGCTGACCCTCGGCGTGTCCGCGACCGGCTACAGCGCCAGCGCGGAGGGCACCCCGACCGCGAGCCGCCTGTTCGACACCGTGGGCATGTCGTCGGTGTCGGCCGAGGCCGCACCGTTCCTCACCTACAGCCACCGGTTCGAGGAGGGCGAGGAGTCGCTGGTGGCGGTGTCCAAGTTCCTCCGCGTGCGCGCCACCACGCCGACCACGGCGGTGGACATGCGCTGCTGGTGTGCGTGGGATGAGTGATCCCACATGATACACTCCGGGTATGGCAAGGGTTTCGGTAGGCAAGAGGTGCGACCGGTGGACCGTCATCGAGGTCATCTCGGGGACGTTCGCGAAGTGCCGCTGCGACTGCGGCACCATCCGCAAGGTCGCGATCTCCAACCTGCTACACGACGACCCTTGCCGTCGGTCGCGGTCGTGCGGCTGCCTGAAACGCGAGCGGACCTCGGCGGCCCACTACAAGCACGGCGCGGACTACCGGGACTACCGGTACAGCCTGTGGCGCAGCATCAAGAAGCGGTGCCTCTCGCCGACCTGGCGGGACTACGACCAGTACGGCGGGCGGGGCATCACGATGCATGACGCCTGGGTCCACGACTTCCCGGCGTTCGCCGCCTGGCTCGACGCGGAACTGGGGCCTCGCCCCGAGGGCGGGAGCGTCGACCGGATCGACAACGACGGCCCGTACGCGCCGGGTAACCTCAGATGGGCGACCCGCTCCGAGCAGGCCAACAACCGGCGTCGGCGGCGCAGGGCGCAGTAGATGCCTGCCACAGTTCGACCGGTCATCAGGCGGCGGGCGCCGCTCCGCGTCCTACGGGCCCCGTTCGCGAGCAACCCGCCGTTGCCGACGTTCCCGGAGGCGCCGCTGGACTTGAGCGTCGCGATCTACGTCGACGGGTCGTGGATCGACATCACCCCGTCGGTGTACGGCCAGGAACGCGCCGACATCCAGATCACCCGCGGCCGCGCCAACGAGGCCGGGCAGGTCGACCGGTCCCGCGCGACGTGGCAGGTCAACAACCGCGACGGCCAGTTCTCCCCGCGCAACCCGACCTCGTGGCTGTACGGCAAGATCGGCCGCAACACCCAGGTGCGCATCGCGGTCGGCGCCGACGTGCGGTTCTCCGGTGAGATCAGCGAATGGCCGCAACGGTGGGACAAGTCCGGCCGCGACGTGTACGTCCCGATCGAGGCGTCGGGCATCCTGCGCCGCCTCGGCCAGGGCGCC